ATAAGTGAAGGCAGTATTAAGCAACCGAATCTTCATGGAAGTCGATAATCGACTACAATCAAAAATCGATGAAGAACTTACGTATGCAATACCTGCAAGGAATCCGCTCGACCCGCCTTTCATTATAAAGAATATGGGAGTAGTTCGAAGTGGGTTAGTCACATTACCAATCGGAAGAACGGATCTTATCCCAGAGGATTACGAAATTGTAGACAAACGCGTATGCGCACCGATTGACGAGTTGCCATTTGGTTTCGAGTTACGTGCTACCCAGTCCGCGGTTTACGACGAAGTTACTGACTCGTGTATAATTAACGCTTGGGTCAGCTGGGGAAAGACTTTTACAGCTTTAGCTATCGCAAATAAGCTAAGACAAAAAACATTAGTAGTTACTCATACTTTAGCGTTAAGAGCGCAGTGGGAAAAAGAAGTAGAAAAAGTATTTGGAATTACGCCCGGAGTCATAGGCTCTGGAAGGTTTGAAATTGATCAGCCCATTGTTATTGGGAATGTTCAAACACTATATCGTAGAGTAGACGAGATAAAAGACGTTTTTGGAACTATTATTCTCGACGAAATGCATCATGTTAGTAGTCCCACTTTTACTCGACTAATAGATGCTAGCAAAGCAAGATATAAAATAGGTTTAACAGGTACAATGGAAAGAAAAGATGGACGCCATGTTATCTTTCGAGACTACTTTAGTAGTACAGTATTTAAACCACCAAAAGAAAACTATCTAGTACCAGTAGTAAATATTCTAAAATCAGGGATTAGATTCCCAGACGGACATAAAATTCCATGGGCTTCTAGAATTAATACTATTGCGTACGATTGGGAGTACCAAAATATGATAGGTGTTTTAGCGGCAGGATATGCTGCTAAAGGGCATAAAGTACTCGTGGTATCAGATAGAGTGGACTTCTTAAAACAAGTTAGTAGACTCGTAGGAGAAAACTCTATCTGTGTTACTGGCGATATCCCTCACGCAGAGAGACCTCCAATAATTAAACAAATTTTTGGAGACAGTGTTGACATTCTTTTTGGGACACAAAGTATCTTCTCTGAAGGTATTTCACTTGATTGTTTAAGTTGTATTATATTAGCAACTCCAATCAATAATGAACCACTACTAACACAATTAATTGGTAGGGTAATAAGAAAGAACGAAAACAAGCCACAACCTGTAGTCGTTGATATTCACTTGGAAGGAAAAACAGCTACACGACAAGCAAATGCGAGAATGGGGTATTACATGAAACAAGGTTATGAAGTTAAGACCATATAGCATGGAAAAATACTTCTTGACACAAGGTTAAATTTTTGATATAATGATATTCTATAATTGGAAAAAGATATTAAAAGAGAGCAACGGCAAAGTTGGTGACATACTGACTATCCTTGATATCTTAACATACAAAAAGCTTCCAGTAAATAGGAAGGACAGACGATTTCGCTTCTGGCAGAAAAGCTTTCATGGAGATAGTTTTTTGCTTCAGCCAGAGGCTTTGCTTGTCCAAAGAGCTAGGTATTCTGATAAAGAGATTGCGCAATACGCTGGTATTGCTTCCTTGCGCAATTATTTTGATTACCAAAGCAGGAAAAATACCACACTAGATCTCATGCACTATACAGGTAATGAGAACATAATAAACCAAAACAGATTACTTTGGATAGAAAATGATAGGGTTCATTTCAAATTCGAAGAAATCAAGAATCTTAAGGAGCTAAAATGGCATTAACATTTAATAAATTAAAGGGCGAAGCCCAAAAAGGAAAGATCGAATCCTACACTTATGTAGAAGGCGATAACGTAGTCAGAATGGTAGGCGATGTCTGTGCAAGATATGTCTACTGGATTAAAGGAGAGAACGACAAAAACATTCCGTTTGAGTGTCTCTCATTCGATAGAGAAAAAGAAGCATTTACTAACTTAGAAAAAGACTGGGTAAGAGAATATTATCCAGAGCTTAAGTGTGGTTGGTCATATGCTATCCAATGTGTACACGGCGGAAAAGTCAAAGTACTAAATCTCAAGAAAAAATTACTCGAGCAAATCTTAGTTGCAGCAGAAGACTTAGGTGATCCTGCTGATCCTGAGACTGGTTGGGACGTCCACTTCAAAAGAGTGAAGACTGGCCCAATGGCTTACAATGTTGAGTATCAACTACAAGCATTGAAGTGTAAGCCTAGACCACTAGATGAAAAAGAACTGGAATTAGTTGCAGATCTTAAGTCTATGGACGAAGTATTACCAAGGCCTACTCCAGACGCTCAAAAAGAATTACTTGACAGAATTAGAGCTGGTTCATCCAACTCAGAAACTGATGAGTCTATTGACGAGGAGTTTCAAGTATCATGATTGGCGTAGGAGAGAAGTTCCCTGCCTTTAACTTGCAGGGTGTAGACAAGGATAATAACATGGTAGTTGTATCTGTTGATGAGAACTATCAACCACTCAAGCATGACTGGAGTGTAGTTTACTTTTATCCTAAAGATTTCACATTTATTTGCCCTACAGAAATATCAGCTATGGACAAGTTAGTAGCAGAGGCTAATGTCGTAGGTATCAGTGGTGATAACGAATTTTGTAAATTGGCTTGGAAACAAGACAATGCACTTATTGGTAACATTCAACATACTCTTGCTGCGGACTGCGGTCTAGAGCTAGGCTATGACTTAGGGATAGTTGACGAGGCAGAAGGCGTGTTTTATAGAGCTACTTACATCTTTGATGCAGATAGAACTATTCATCACGTCTCCGTCAATGCGCTCGATACGGGCAGGAATGCAGACGAAACATTAAGAACTCTACAAGCTCTAAAAGCTGGTGGACTAACAGGGTGTGATTGGACACCTGGCGATGATTTCGTAGCATGAAGATATTATTCACAGCAGACTGGCATATTAAGCTAGGACAAAAGAACGTGCCCACATCTTGGGCATGTTCTCGCTATGAGTTATTCTATCAACAAATAAAAGAGATAGAAGAAAAAGGTGAGGTCGAGCTTCATATTGTAGGGGGAGATTTATTTGATAGAACTCCATCTATGGATGAGCTCACCCTCTACTTTGACTTTGTAAAAAATTGTTCTATTCCTACTATTATCTTTGATGGCAACCATGAAGCTACTAGAAAGAACAAAACATTTTTTACAAATTTAAAAAGAGTAACCAACGAACTCAACCCTCTAGTAAAAGTAATTGATGAAACTTACGTGGACGGTGAGTGGGCAATTCTTCCCTATGCAGACTTGCATAAAAAGAATAGTATAGAAGATATACCAGAAAGCACAAGATACCTATTTACTCATGTAAGAGGAGAGATTCCTCCACACGTGACACCTGAGGTAGACTTGACTAGATTTGATAGATTTGAAATAGTTTTTGCAGGAGATTTACATGCTCACGAGAATACTCAACGAAATATTGTATATCCTGGCAGTCCTATGACAACATCTTTTCATAGAAATGAAGTCAAAACTGGTTATCTTATAATCGATACCGAAGCAGGCAGTAGAGCCGATTGGTACGCTTGGGAGTGGACTTGGCATGAGTTTGACCTTCCTCAACTTATTCGTAAAACAGTCACAAGTGCTGACGAGATGGTGCCTACAGAATGGCATCATACTATTTATGAAGTAGAGGGAGATGTTTCGGACTTGAGCGGGGTCAAAAATTCAGAACTACTAGATAAGAAAGTAATAAAACGAAAGACTGAAGCTACTCTCATTTTAGGAAAAGATATGACAATTGAAGAAGAGTTGGGAGAGTATCTTTCCTACATTCTTGAATTAGATGAAAAGAAAGTTAAAAAAATTATAGGAGTATTCAGTGATAACGCTAGAGAAGCTAACTTGGAGTAATTGTTTCAGCTACGGCTCAGACAATGTAATTGATTTACAAGACAACACACTTACACAACTTGTCGGCACAAATGGTGCTGGTAAGTCTTCTATACCTCTAATTTTAGAGGAAGTTCTTTTTAATAAAAATTCCAAAGGTATACGAAAAGCTGACATATCTAATAGACTTGTTGACAACGGTTATGATATCACTCTCGATTTCTCAGTAGGAGAAGATCAGTATAAACTTGATGTAGTGCGTAGAGCAAATATCAAAGTAAAATTACTGAAAAATGGAGAAGATATTTCTAGCCATACAGCGACAAATACTTACAAAACAGTTGAAGAAATAATTGGAATTGATTTCAAAACATTTTCTCAGATTGTATACCAAAACACTAACGCAAGTTTACAGTTCTTGACTGCCACAGACACAAACCGTAAAAAGTTTTTGATTGATTTGTTGCAGCTTAATAAATATGTAGCTTATTTCGAAGTGTTTAGAGAGCTTTCTAGAAATATTGGAGTAGATGTTTCCCGAGTGCAAGGTAGAATTGCGACTATTGAAAAATGGTTAAAAGACAATAAATTGGAAGATACATCACTACTATCGAAAGTGGATTTACCATTTTTATCGGAAAGTGACGAAAAGAATTTACGTTCTTTACAAATAGAATTTGAAAATATCTCGGAAAAAATTAAAAAAATTAACCAAAACAATTTTTACATCGAGCAGCTTGAATCCATTGATATCAATAAGATTCGTGACGTTTTAGATTTAACTGACTTAGTTGATACCAGTAAGATGATTGAAAGTATCGGCGCTTGGAACTCAGAGCTAAAACATGAAAATAAAATGAGGGATAAGTATGAGTCCCTGCGCA